CTGTTACCCCCAGTGCCGCCCGGCGCTGTATTATAGAGACCGGGCGTATAGTTACCACCGGCACCGCCGGGATTACCTGTTCCGGCACCTCCCCCGCCACCGCCACCGCTACCACTATTAGCTAAAGCACGTCCAGTTCCACCAGCTCCGCCGTTTCTATCTCCAGTGCCGCCCGGCGCAATATAAGGGCAACTGAAAGTTACGTTATTTTGATTGTTGGAGCTATTATATTCCCAATTAGCAGCAAGGCTTCCTCCGTTACCACCTGTTCCGCCGTTACCACCTATTCCTGCATTACCGGCAGCCCCTCCGGGGAATGTTTGGCCTATCGCAGTAGCCGCAGTCCCTGCTGATCCGGAACCACCGTTGGCTCCACTACTTCCGGGCACCGCGCTATTATAGTAGTAACGCATACGCGCCGGAGGCCCGCCCGGCTCCCCTGCTCCACCGGCATATCCAGAATTAGAAGCGTCAGTTCTTGGGCTACCGTTAGCGAAGCAGTAGTACTTATTTAGAGACTGCCCCCCATACCTTCCCGTCCCCCCGTAACCCGAGTTACCAACAGCGCCCGGATTTCCCGCCGTGCCTGCGCCGCCTTTTCCCGTTAGATTTACTGTAGAAAGCCCTGCTACAGCGGAAAAGGTTCCCGGCGCATTAAATGTTTCACTTCCGGCAGGGACAGGGATTTTGCCCCCAAATAAAGATACTTTAGAAGTTCCGGCAGGCATAACTAACTCCTTCTTGCTGGAGAATCTAAACCTAAAGATTCTCGCTTATCAAATTTACACTCGGCATTCGGGCCGTTTTTGTCTACGTAGTGCAACATAAATTGTACATTGAGCTGCCCTTCAGGCAACTTTCTTCGCCAATGCGTGGTTTCGCACCCTTTATATATAACCGCATCGCCCGGGTTTAACAGGCACTTTACAGGGTCATTGCTCTCGTATTGCATCCAAATGGGCCAAGTTTCACCCTTACAAGCTACATTTACCGTAACACTAATTTCGCAAGACGGGCGATCTGTATGCGGAGTAAGCTCTTCTCCTCCTTGGTATACGCGGCTAAAAGAGTAAGTTGGCTCTAGTTCTAGTCCTGTTTGTTCCTGTACCGCAGGCAAACATTGTCCCAGTATTACTTCGATTAAAGGGTCCGCATAAAATCCAAATTTGCTTTGGTCGTGTTCTTCAAGTTGTAGCTTAGGTAGCCATTCCCCACGATTTATTTTATTTTCAAAATACTGGGATATGGTTTTTATAGTCACATCGTCAACAAAACCTTTTACCTTAATATACCCTACGCTTTGAAAGCTACTCATGGTAGAACCAACCTGTTACTGTATGTTTAGGAGTATCTCCATAAACTGGGTTACCTCGATGCGTGTGAGTAAATGAGGCAGGCCACAACACCATAGTATTCGCAACAGGATTTATCCTTCGTTGTTGGTATAAAAATTCTGTTTCCCCGTTAGATTCTGGCGGTAGCGTATTTAAATACAACATATAAACAAGCCCTCTTCTAGCTTGCTCTGCATTACCCTGTTCAAAATGCCACACATGGTAACCCCCACCGCTAGGGACTCTTTGTAATTTTATATTTTTACAGTTTATGTTTAAACTTTTGAGTACAGAAAATTGCTCGCTGTAAAGGTCAAAACAATGTTGTAGCCCAGAAAAAAATAACTTTCTTGGGCATTCGCCGTTAAAATAGTCAAACTCTAAATTCGCCGCGTTTAAATTCATAGCGTGGTCGCTTTTTATATGAGTACCTACATTTTCAGTTTCTTGTCGATTATACCCTACACCAATTTCCGCAAGCCGATCAAACTCAGAAATTAAATGTTCGCAGAACCCTTCTGGAAATACGTCAGAAAAAACGCCTATAAAATCTTTATGCTCTACTTTCATTTAAACTCCGGTCCTGAAATCCATGCCACTAGTGTTTGTCTTGTACCTTTAGTTACCGGCGTAACTTGGTGGAGGGTCCAAGCGGGAAAAACCGTTATAAGCCCCCTCTTTTTTTCCATGCTAGTGGGTTCTTTTCTATTTAGTATCTGCAATTCGCCGCCTTCGTACTCTCTTGGGTCTGAAAGCTGCACCACCATAGATAATTTTCTTGATGGTCCTGACCTTCCAAAATCTTGGTGCCAAACATAAGTACCTTGCCGAGCTTCGTGGTAGTTGGTTAACTGTATGTGCTCCCCAAAACCCGTCAGCTCAAACCCAAAATATCTAGCGTTTAAACTCGCTGCTACGTGGGCTAACGTATCAAATACCCAAAAGGATTCTTCATTTTTATCCAACCAGTTAAGCTCGGAGCGTCGTATTTCGCTGTCAACTTTTCCACCTACCCCACCACCTACTTGCGCGTCTTGTACCGCTTCTTTTGCTTTTTGTTGTAACCAGTCGAGTTGTTCGTTAGTAAAAGCATTTTCCCACCAAGCAAACGGCTCTATTCCTCTTGAGTACGGCGTCAGCATATGCTGCATTAAATAAACCTTTTTCTTTGAGACAAAATAAAGTGTATAAACTTTGTCGGGTTATTAGATTGGTTTGGTGTAATCATGTGCGGTAGCCATGAGTTAAATAGCATCATAGTGCCCGCTTGTACGTTATTAAAGTGTATCTGCGGCGTTGCCATTGTTACTTGGTCACTGGGCTGTGCCCACAAATCCGCCATACGCTTCCCCGGTCTTGGGTCGTCAAATATGGGGTAAGACCCGCCTTCAGGTACTTCTAAGAAGTAAAACCCAGATATTTGGCTGTCCCCATGTACGTGCATAATATTACTGCCGGTACAAGCAAACTCTTGGCCCCACATTCCAGACACGTAAAACTCATACTCATCTGTTAAATAACCCTGATCCTTCAGAATATTAACGCCACTATCTTTAAAGTAAGACGCTAAATATCCAAGGTCAGGGTCATTTGCCATATGCACAGTCTGCTTAACTACTGAAGACTCCATTTGGTCATAGTATTTTTTGGTATGCTTTAGCGTTTCCCCGACCCATTCTTGCCGCTCTTCACGGTATATAAGGGACGGAAAATAAGCGTATGCTTCCATTAACTATTTACAAATGTGTTTAAATCGGCAGCTAATGTAGTTACAGCACTAGCCGTAATTTCTACAGCGTCCGCAGCGGCTTGAGTGCGTCGGTTTTCAACTAAGATTTCCTTAGCCATACGTAAGGCTTCTAGCTTAGCCCGTGTAGCATCAGCCGATGCTTGAGTTGTAGCGCGCAGAGTTTCTATCGCAGTTTGATACTCTAGCTCTGCTTGCTGTTCTGTTGTTAGTGCCATTGGTAAATCTCCTATTTACGAAACGTCTTTCATTGCAATGTTAGCGTACCAGTTGGTGCCGCCGTCTGGTGTAAAGAAAACCCACACATCAACAGCATTAGCGTCTTCTGTACGGGTTATTGCTCCGCCCGGATAGTTAAAAGTACCACCGGCAAAAGCAAGTGTCCTAGAGGGCGTAGCATCGTTAGTTAAAATTAAGGTAAATGAAGTAGCTCTATTTGACGTGCTGTTAACAGAGGCTAAGGTAATCGTGCAGTTGCCGGTCAGGGTCGCAGTAAATACGTTACCGTCGTCGCAATCAATAGTTATCGCTGTTCCAGTATTGCCTAGAGCAGTTACTTCGTCAGAGAATACGCCCGAGAAGAACGAGCTAGAATCGTAGTTGATCTTACCTACGCCACTGCCATCAGATAAGCTGTCAGACTGGACTGTGCCTGTAACATCTATGCCTGTGGAGATTGTGGATAGTTTGTTATTGCCAGTATAGTAAAGTTGTGCGCCAGCGCCTGATGTACCTAAGAAAAGATTAGCATCATCTGTGCCTCTTATAGCAGTGTAAGAACTAGCCCTTAGTATAAGGTAGCCTGTTCCTTGCTCATCAATATAACTATTTGACCCGTCATGATAAATCTGTAGGTCATTACTAGCACCAAAATTAGCTTTGTCGCTATCCCCAAAGTTCATATCCGCAGTAGTCGTAAGACCCGCAAAAGTTGGGTTAGTAGACAGAACAACCGAGCCAGTACCCGTAGAGGAAGTTACGCCTGTACCACCGTTAGCAACGGCAAGAGTACCCGCAAGAGTAATAGTTCCAGAGCTAGTAACCGGTCCGCCTGAAGTGGTAAGACCTGTAGTGCCGCCAGAGACATCAACGCTTGTTACCGTACCGCCAACTTCCGTGGGGTTAGCATTAAGTACTGCTGCGCCTGCGCCCGCACCGTCTGTAACGACCATTACTTTAGAGCCGTTGGCCACGTTTACCGTAGCACCTGAACCTTGCTTGATCGTAATGATTTGACCGCCAGTAGTAGCGTTCTCAATGATCCACGTCTTGGATACCGTGTTTGGCCCAAGCGTAATTTCACGAGTTGCGGTTAGCGATACTGCCGAAGTAAATTTCAAATACAGTGAGCGCGTGGCATCTGCTGTAGCATCAGGCATAGTGAAGGTTTCATTAGCGTCAGCGGCAATCTCTTTTGTGCCGTAGCTAAAACCGTCGGTAATCAGCTCAAGGTTAGTGTTAGTACTGGTGCCCCAAGTACCGTCCTCGTCACCAGTGGTGATTTCTTTGAGCCGGAGGTTGTTTACATAAGTAGCCATTTGGTTTCTCCAGTATCTACACTAACGTACTGCCGCCAGCGGGCGGTATGCTTGTCGCGTAAATCTTTGTATTCTGACGTAAGTTTAGGGCTTGCCCGCAATCAGAGCAAGTGTCTGCGGCTAATTCAGCCTCATTAAGGTCGTATCCGCAATGTGCGCATAACACTTCAACTTCATGCTTGGGGACTATGGTATCGCCCAGTTTTACTGCTTCGTTTACTTTCTTCATGCTGCTATATCCGTCCAATTTGGTGTTTGGCTGTCGTCTACATCTACCCAGCCTGCATTCTGATTCGGTACTATTTCACCCCAGACTAATACGGTTCCAACTCGTCCTGTGGCTTGCACGCCAATGGCGTACACATTTGCATCGGCTGTCTCGGTTGTTTCGCCTAGTGCAGTAGTGCCCTGAACGCCTGTTACATCAACATTTAGGACTAGCTCTACCGTAACACTGCCAAGAGCTGTAGTAGCTTGTAATCCGGTTTCGGTAACTATGGCATCGGCTGTAACGGCTACAGTACCTAACTCGCCTGTGCCCGCTACGCCCGTGAGGCTAACAATTACGCTGCCTTGTACTCCAGCCGTGCCTAGCTCGCCGGTACCTTCAACACCCGTAGCATTTACTACGGCTTCGGCAACTACTCCTACCGTACCAATCTCGCCGGTGGCTGCGTTACCTAGAGCTTCTACTGCTCCATCGGCTTCTACTGCTTCGTTACCTAATGCTGTAGTGCCTTGGACACCGGTAACAAATACCCCGACGCCTTCTTGGACTGTAACCGAACCTACCGCACCTGTAGCAGAAAGCCCTATAGACTCTCCCCACGCGCCTTGGCCCCAAGCACCGCGTCCCCAGCCACCAAAGTATACCGTGGCATCCCAAACAGTGTAGTTGGCTATACCCGTGGCGCTAACCCCAGATACGGCTACATCTACCGATGTAAACGCAGTTTCACTACCAAGAGCCGTTGTGCCTTGGACTCCGGTAACAGAGAATAGCGCATCCCCCGTAACTACCGCAGTACCTACCGCAGAAGTCCCCGCAACACCCGTTGGCTCAATACTAGCTGTACCTGCCTGTGTTGTAGTTCCTAGCGCAGTAGTTGCCGAAAGCCCCGTAACGGAGACAATAGCATCTGCTTGTACTGTTACCGAGCCGACAGAGGCCGTAGCAATTAGAGAGGCACTACCCTCGCCAAAAGCCTGCTCACCCCAACCAGCCCTCCCCCATCCTTGGAAGGTAACAGTAGCGTCAGCCATTAGACTCTACCTTAAGCAATGCGAATAATAGCGTTGCTCGCATCAGCGGCAGGGAACACAATAGTGAAGTCACCCGCAGTAGAGGTCTTGTCCGCACCGAAGTCCAGAACCGCAACAGCAGGGTCCGTGACGCCGTCAGCCAAGTAAATCAAAGCGCCACGAGCAGTAATAGTCGCTGTAGACCACGTAGTATCTGCGAAATCCAAGAATGCTGTAGTGCCACTTGAAGCAGGGTTTGCAGATATAGTCAGCGTGTTTCCGCCCGCAGTGTAGCCTGTGCCTGAGACCTCGTTAGTCACGCTGTATGCCGTAGTAGTGGCGTCTAGCGTAGCCGATGAAGTAAACAGAGCGATCTTAAATACTTGTGATGTGCCGCTGCTGAAGTCAAAAGTGCCATCAAGCACGCCGACTTTGAACGATGTAACCATAGCTTGTGTGATAGCCATTTTTCTTCCCTCTTAAATTAACGCGGTTCAATCCTAACTTGGCCTGAGCGGTACATATCTTCCCGCATCTTGCCATCGCCTAGGTTCTTTAATAACGCCATAGCGTCGATATACATCTTCTGGTACAGAGCCACCATATCCGGCTCACCCTTGATAAAGCGGATAGCCTCGATTAAAGCGCCGTTAAGCAACGCAGAATCAAACTCATCGCCTAACCATGTAGTACCGGCAGTAACGATAGACTCAGGGTAGTATCCGTAATGCAGCTCCACTTGGTAGCTAGCGTCCGGTGTTGGGCCTATGATAAACGCTGTATCGTCAAAAACGCCGTAATGCTTGGGTGCGCCAGTATCCGTTGGACCGGGATACGCTTCTCGTATGAAGTTAACGTCTTTGTTCAGCAAGTAGGAATAGTTCCCGTCACCGTCAATAACCGCCAAAGAGAAGGGATACAGGAAGTCCGTAGGATACACCAAATACTTGTTTCCAGAGGTCAAGTTGCCCGTCTGGTTACGACGCAAAGCAGGAATTTGAACAGTATTATATATCTTCTGCTCGGCCTGCTGCGTGAACATAGCTAGCTGGTCATCGGTAAACGACTGCTCGCAAATGTCCTCAATATTGGTTTTAAGCTCGGTGTAATTCACCTGCTACTCCTTAAGCCATTGGGCCTCGGGCCATAGTACCTTTGGTTGCCGCACCGACACCGCGAACTTTAACACCGCTAGTCTTCATATCTTTAGGCGGTTGGTTGCAGCAATCAGCGACGCTGTACTTTACTGGCTCGTTAGGAAACTCAATTACCTTCGGAGCTTTTACGTTTGATCGTGACTTCATTTTCATTTCTGTCTCCTAGCTCGTAGTTACTGTTACGGTCCCTACGGCGCCTCTTCCTTCCAAATTGTCTGGCGTAAGTCCAAAAGGATCGTTTAGTCCTACTGGGTCCCATCCCCATTGAATATCCCTACTGCTAACCAATTCCGCTGAATCTGGTCTGGGGTCCCGTAGCGCCTGTGGGTCTTCTACTGGGAATTCCCCTAGTCTGTTCTGGGGCTGGTCTGGGTTCCAACACTCGGGGCATGCCTTGATGTTGGTCCTATTGCCTTTGATGACTAACTCTTTGAGTTCCCTAAGTTTATACTGAAACCCGCAAACATCACAGATGGCAATCGCTTTTTGGCCTGACGCATACTTGTAGCTCATGCCTACCTCACGCCATAAATACGGGGCACTAAACTAAGCGCCGCCTTTTCCCTATCCTCACCTGCCGCTAGCTCAAACTGTCGCTCGTACTCTGTCTGTAACATAGGAATACGGGGCATTAAATCGGGGTCTTTCTGCGCTATGTAATACGCAAGCCCTGCAACGAGGCAGGGTAGAAAACGGAAGTTAATATCTGCGGTCTGAACACCGCTACCCGCGTCTTCAATACGGCGCATGCGCCAGTACTTCAAAACATAATAGGGCGACGCTAGCGTCCCCTGATCCGGCACAGGCCACACTGTGGCTGTGGGGTTGGCCTGCCCACGGTCTACATAAAGCTGTATTGGGCGGCCCT